ATCAAACTCCGCAACATCATTTAGAGATAGTGATAACGATACAAAGATTGTAGTAGAAGCTACTACTGATGATGACACAATAACAATGACTACTGCTGGGACAGACAGACTTGTTATTGAAAGCACAGGTGAAGTCAAAGCAAATGGTAAAGACTTAGCTGGTTATTCAGATGGTGTAGAATTTAGCGTTCAACAATTTAGATTAACTGCAAATCAAACTACTACTGGTGCTGGTACAGATATAACTTCTGGTTGGGAAGTACCAGACAATACATTACAAGCAAACTTTGGTAGTAATGTAAGTGAAAGTTCAGGTATATTTACATTTAGTAAAACAGGTTTTTATAAAGTAGAAGCAGTAGTTAAAGGTCAAGGTGGAACTGCTGGCTCTGCACATCATATATTGTACATTGTTACTTCAGATGATGACTTCAGCACACAAGCACCAATAGCACGAGCTATAACTCAAGAAGGTGGTAATGGAGATACTGCATACACAGCAGCAGTAATTGATATAACAGATTTAACAAACCACAAGGTCAAATTTCAATATTTCAATTCCAGTGGTGAAATAGAAGGAGATACAGACCAGAACAGAACTTTTGTTACATTTACAAGACTAGGAGATACATAATGGAAGTATTTATAACATTCTTAGCAGGTTTTTCAGTAGGTTGGGGTAGTGCTTGGATTGCTAGAACCTTACCCTTTTTAAAAGACACAGCCGAAGAAGAGTTAGATTATAATATGATTGAAAAGTCCGTGGGAGAATTTGTAAATAGCAAGTACGACCCTGAGAACTATTTTAGTCATGGAGAAGGAACTAAATAATGGCAACAAGACAACATCTTATTAGAGTAGCTACCACAGCAGGTGGAGATACAAATGGTTTATCTGAATTTATAGCTGGTTCTGTTGATGGCGGACCATTAATTCCTTCATATACAGATACAGAAAGAGACGCAATTACAACTGCTACCGAGGGTATGCTTATATACAACAGTACTGATGACCGTCTTCAAGTTAGAACTGCAAGCTCATGGTTATCAATGGACATTGGTGACATTGTTGGTGTTACAACTGATGCATTATCAGGTATATCTGGAGGTGCAGGTTCTGGTGCAGTAGATTTAAACATAGATGCAACAAGACTTACAGACGGAACATCAATTGATGTGGACGAAGACAACGATTTAGTAATGTTATACGACAATTCCGCTAGTGCTATGGTTAAAGTGAAAGCTCAACAGCTACACACAACAGAAGCACTTCAGTGGATGGGACTATAAGGAGAATAAATGGCAATATATACAGCAGCAGAACTTGCAGAAGTAACTGCACTTACAGCAACTGAAGCAGAAGTTTTCAGTAATAGTAATAAGTGTATTATTAAGCAAATCTTGCTAGCGAACTATACAGCGACTGATAGAACAGTAGAAATCAAAGTTATTCCTACAGGGGATACAACTGGTGACGAACATATCATTTTTGGTGATACAACTGTTCAAGCAAACACAACTACAGTTATTGACTTAGCTATGGTTGTACCTGCTTCAGCATCAATAGCTGCAAAATGTTCAGCAGCAACATCTGTTAATATACATGTTTCTGGCGTAGAGGTCACCTAATGCCAATCATCGAACCAGACCCAATCTTTTTAGATAGGCTTGGTGGAGACGAAATCTACGGATTTGGTCAAGATGGTAATGTTACAATTACTGCCGACACCACTCTTGCTAGAGATATGTTCTACAATGACCTATCAATTAATTCAAGTTGTACTTTAGATACAAATGGATATCGTGTGTTCGTTAGGGGTACTTTAACATTTACAGACTCTACTTCCCGTATTGGAAGATTTACTAACAAAACTACAGTAGGAACTCTAAAAGGTGGTTTTACTAAAGGTACAGCAGCAACTGATACACTAGGTGGTAAATCTGGCTCACAAACTCAAGAAACACATGATGCTAATCAATTCTTTGCTGGAGAAAATGAGATGTTTAACTTATCAGCAGCAATTGTTGGAAGAATGTTTGATGCAGCAGCTGAAGCATATAAATTCGTAGGTGGTGGTTCAGGTGGAGCAGGAGGTGCTGTCAATAATAATGCTAATGCAGGAACAGATGGTTCAGATACTAACTGGGCTAATTATGCAGTTGTAGGTTCTCCAGGTGGTAGAGGTGCAGATGGTAATGCAGCTTCTGCTGGTTCTGGAGCAGAAGGTGGTGGAGTTGTAATAGTTGTAGCTAAAACTGTTGTTGGTGATGGAACAATAAGAGCTGACGGAGATGATTCAAGTGCTTCGGTACAAGGTTCAGATGGTGCAGCTGCACCAGACGCACAAACACCAGGTAATAACTATTCATATGGTTATAGCTATGGGTATTCATACGGATACTCTTATGGCTATTCATATGGATATTCTTACGGTTATAGTTATTCAGGTAATAACTACTCATATTCAGGTAATAACTATTCGTACACAAGTAACTATTCTTATAGTGGTTCTAATCCTCATACACATTATCACTGGCATCCAGTAAGAATAAATAACTACTCAACAGGTAGTTACCATTATCACTACGCACACTCACATCCTTATACTAACTATGGTTCAAATACTAACTACGGTTCTAACCCTACAAACTACGGTTCCAACCCTACAAACTATGGTGCAAACTATGGTGCAAACTATGGTGCAAACTATGGAAATAATAATGCTAATAACACTGAAAACAATAATGAGTCAAACCCTACTAACTATCACCCAGGTGGTGCTGGTGGTTCAGGTGGTGCCTCTTCAGAAGCTTATAACGCAGGTGGGGGAACAGTCCTTTTTGTAACTGGTACAAAACCGTTACCTTCAGGATTTACAACCTCAGCCGCAGCTGGAACTGGTGGAGCTGGAACGTCTGGCTCAGGAACAGTAGTAACAGTATTTAATATAGACGCAGACGACACAGACCCAGGAGCTTAATATGCCAATAACAGAATACGGTGACGGTGCAGTACCTTCAGACTTTGAAACATTCGATGTAATACCTGACAGTATTTATGGTTCGGGGATGGATGGTAATATAACTATCTCAACTAATACAACTCTCACTAGAGATATGTACTATAACAATTTAACAATAAACCCTGGAATAGTTTTAGATACAGCAGGATATAGAGTATTTGTTAGAAATAATCTAGCTATGGCTGCAACATCAACTAATCAAGGTGATACAAAGATTGGGCGAGTTGGTGGCGTTAGTACTACTGGTACTCTAAAAGGTGGAGGTTTATCATCAGTGACTGATTCTCTTGGAGGAAATGGTAACGGTCAAACTGCTACTGCTCCAACAGAAGGTGCAGATTATTTTAATCATCCTGATATTGCAGTAGATGGCGTTATACAACATGGTGGTTCAACTACACCTACAGCTTTAAATGGTGGTGCAGGAGATAGTGTCAATTATGGTGGAGGAATAGTAGTTTTATGTGCTAGAAAAATACAAGGTTATGGGACAATAGAAGCTAGTGGTGAAACAACTACTGGTGGTGGAGTTATATTTATAGTTTCACAAGATATTCCATTAACAGGAGTATTAACAGACGTAACAGGATACGCTTCAGGTACCGTCAAGACATTTAAGGTTTAACATGGCTATTGTAAGAGTCTATTACGATAGAGAAGATGGAAATCAGTCTGAATACGACTTGTGGTATTTCAAAGGCTACTTTAATCCAGAAGAATCTCATGATGATTTATCAACACCTTTTTTCCCAAGAACTAAAGTATCTTTTGGAAGTAATGACTACGTAGACGTAGATACAGGTTCAGATTATAAATTTTCATTTTTCATAAAAAGAAAAGATGGAGATTTCGATTATAACCAAGAACACTGTGAGTATGGAGAACTCACTTGTGGTTCAACATGTACTTTTTGTTATGAAATTGGATATCAGTGGAGTATTGATACAAATATAGCTCCTCATACCAATTTCTATATAAAAAACACTTCACCATATGTATACACATCTAGTGAATACACAGATATTTATGCAACAGGTACTGCATTTATAGGTGAAGAAGATGAGGGAGATGGTGGAGATGGTGTTGGAGTGGAGGATGATTATATAAGAATATTCTTTAGTTTGTCAGAATATAAAGATGTTTATATACCAGAATCCGAAAGATGGGCAGAAAAGTATTTGCCTTGGAGTGAGTTTTGGAAAAACGACATACCTAGAGTTCAAATGCTATACTTATTAAATAAATCTTATACCGTAGGAGAAAATGATATGAACTTATCAATAGATGCTGATGCATTAGCTATTGAAAAAGCAGACGCTAAGCAAACTTTAGAAAAAGCTATTGCTAACTGCTTATTTAAATTAGGCGAAGATGTAGCTGCTTTTGATGAAGACGCTTTTCTTGCTGATGTAGATGCTTATAAAGCTACTAAAAATGAAGTCCATGAAGTTGTCATAGACTATCTAAAAGAGTCGCTTGATGCACACGCAGCAGTTAGTGCTTAAATAAATTTGGGAGGAATAGATGAGGAGAGTATACTACGTACCCGAAAGTCTTGATATTGAAGACTTTAAATCAGAATGGGAACATAATACTAACGAAGTCCATCATGGGATATTTCCTAATATAGAGAAATACGTAGAAAATCCAAATGAAGCTGGTTGGTTATTTATACCTGAGTTTCAAGAGCTGCATGCTCCTGCAAATGAAAGCGATGCTGCCTATTTTCAAGTTGCTTATGTAGATGACTTTGCTGATAGAAAAAACTTACCTCAATATGTATTAGAAGTTTGGACTAAAAACTTAGATAAACCCTCAGAATCCCAAAATAAATATGCAACTCACATACTTCAATATGATGTAGGAGCAGGTTTCTTTCATACTGAGCATATAAGATTACCTATTGGTTGGTATGACTTAGTTTTAAAATTAGAAGATACAGAAATACAAACAAAAGAAATATCTATATATGAGGCACCACCGAGTGAAGAAGAATAATCTTTGGCGTAGAGTAAAACCAATAGAGGTAGTTAAAGGCGTTTGGTCGTGGGAAAACTGCTTAGATGTACCAGAAGGTGTCATCGATACAATGAATAAAGAAGTTGACGCTTGGGTGCCTACTGTTACTGAAGAAGACATTAAACAAAAAAATGCAAAATCTTCTGTAGCTTTAGCTAATGGACCTATTAGATTTTCACCTGAACATGATTTTAAACATGAAGACTCACAAACTTTTTTAAAATACTGTCAAAAAAACGTTTTAGATAAAATTGCAGATTATTTTGCTATGTTTGAAGAAGTATCAAGGGAAGTAAATTGGATGGAAAATTGGCAGTATATAACATACAGACCACCTAAACACATGACTTACCATAGTGACAATCACTCTGTAAGAAATCCTAATACAAATCAAAACTATCCTGCACCGTACTTTAGAAGAATAACTGCTTTAACTTACTTGAATGATGATTTTGATGGAGGAGCTTTGAGTTTTAGATATTTTCCTGAAGTAGACCCTTACAAACCACCAGCTGGTAGTGTAGTTATTATGCCAAGCTCATATATGTGGTCACATGCAACTACGCCTCTTCTAAATGGTAGGAAAGCAGCTTTTCTTGTGTCATGTGCTTCACATTACGATATTGCAAGTTTAGAAGAAGGTGCAGACATAGAAGATTTAAAGAAGAGGGAAATACGATGAGTAATATGGGTGTAGTAGAAATTTATGAAGATTTCTTTTCAGGAACACAAGCAGAAGAAGTAATAAAAGCCGCAGAAGCTTTAGAGAACAGTCAAATACCTTTAGGTTATGAGAATGCATCTATTGGTAAAGGTCATAAAGGTGGAGATGTTAGAAGTAATCTATTAATGAATTTATCAGGCATAGCTACCTTACCTGCTGAGTCAAGAGAAATGAGAGAGGCTGTAAAAGCTGGTAATGATGTCTTAATACGAGATATACAGCAAGTATGCACAATGGTTCAATCTAAACTAGAAGCAGCTGTAAATGAATATACTAAAAAATATGAATTTCCAATATTGTTTGATGAAGGTTTTCAATTACTTAAATATGGTGGTGGACAAGAATATAAACCACACGCTGATTACGCACCACATATACCTAGATACCTATCAGCATTAATACTTTTAAACCCATCTGAATATGAAGGTGGAGGTACATACTTTGTACATTTTGATGAAATGATAAAACCAGACAAACCAGCTTTAGTATTATTTCCTAGTAACTACGCATATGTACACCAAGCAATGCCTGTGGTTCAAGGAACTAAATATGCAATAGTAACATGGCTAGGTCACCCTATGGATTGGGATGGCATGCCTCTGCAATACAGGGAAGGTGTAGATAATGAACGCAGTTAAATTAAACGATATCTTCAAAGGTAACAAATTAGAAGAAATGAAATACTGGTTGGATAATGAATCTCCATACTATGAAGACAGTAAGTGGCTAGAAAGTCCAGATGGCTCACACATGGTAAAGCAATGTAATGAATTAAACATGTATCACAATTCTCTTATTGATGTAGCTAGAGAAACTTTTGCAATACATGACTTGCTACCTACATTTGCAACTCTTAGCTGGTATGAAGATAGGAAAACAAATAGTCATCATGACACTGGTCCTGTTGAACACACCATACTTTATAATTACTTCTCCGAAAATGAACTTGTGTTAGAATACCAAGGACAAGAAATTGTTGTCCAAAATGAAGAGGCAATTGCTTACAACGGACAAGAATTTGAACATTATGTTAAAAATAACACAGGTCTAAGTTTGTGTTTATATTTTAACTTTGCAAGACCTGATAATTATCACTTTGTTTTAGGACAACATACAAAACAAGGATATCAATTTCCATCAGGCAGAAGTGAATCAGAGGTGATTAAAGATTGGCTATAGTTAGAAAAGGTTTTAGATGCGGGATTACTGCTGATTATAATAACTCAGACAAATTTGAATCAAGAGTAGAAGAACTAGGACATATCAATTCTTCTTTAGAGTTTTGGATATTCAATAATGCAAATACATTAGACGACGCATTGGTTATAGGAGCTGGATTCGGATTAAATACTAAACAATTAATTGAGAATGACGTAACGGTAACTTCATTAGAACCTAATGATTCTAGGTTTAGTTTACTTGAAGCAAATGCTCCAACTGGTACAAATATTAATAAAGCTGCTGGTAGTAGTTCTGGTACTAGCGATTTAGTTTACTTTGAAAACAACCAGTCAAGAGGTGCATTAGACAAAACTATGGGTAACGCAAGCGAATCAGTAGAAGTAGTAACAGTTGACAGCTTAGGATTATCACCAGATATTTTATTTATAAATACAAATGGAACTGAAGTAGATGTTTTAAGAGGTGCTACTGACACTATCGCTAATAATCCCGATATGAAAATATGGATTAGATGGGACACAGATTTACTTGAAGACGTAACTTCCGATATAGAATATTTAAATTCATTAGGAAAAACAATCAAATTAGTACACTGGGAGAAAGTAGGAGATGCTATTTCTTACAAGGAAACAAGTGATACAATATTAGAAGCAGTAATTACTGCAGATTTACTACTGGAGTAACATGAAAAAATGGTGGGAGAAAAAAGAATATAGTAGACTTCTCGAAGTAAAGAAACATAAAGTAGGCGACGAAAAAATACTTTTCTTAACTTCAAGTCCCGAATATGTAGACTTAGCACCCCCTCAAAGAGCTACTGAGTTCATGCCAGCTTATTACAAGCATTTACAAAGAGAATGGTCAGAAATGAGAGAGCATGATGACAGTTGGAATACTGTTCCATATAAAGACCACTCAATGAAGAAATGTCCTACTGTAAAAGACATAATGTTTAGTGGTTATATAATACCTCTGTGGTTAGACTTGAAAATCAATCATGATGATAAAACAGGTTTTAATTGGTACAACAAACATGCTAATGAAGAAACTATTACTTATCATAAACCACAATCTATTGGTAACTTACCTATACAGCCAGGTTCTTTCAATACAGCTTTAAAGTTTGCTAATCCTTGGGATATAGTAACACCACCAGGTTGGTCTGTGCTAATTACACAACCTTGGTATCACAGACATTGGGAAATAGAAATATTCCCTAGTGTTGTTGAAACTGATAGTTATCATCAAATGAATATACCTTTTCTTTATCATGGAAAAGACGAAAGAATCTTTAGACAAGGAATGCCTTTAATCCAAGTAATACCTTTTAAGAGAGACGGTTGGGATTTAGGTGAATTTGAATCTCGCAAAATGGACGAAGAAGAAAGAGAGTATTATGCAAAAAGTAGAGCTGGCGAAAGAACTAGACAAAATGGTTGGTATCGTTGGTTAACTCAGCAAAATAAAAAAAGATGGAAAAAGGATGGAATATTATGAGTAAATGCCCTGTACCACATGGTAAACAAAAAATACCTAGACTAACAGATATATGGTCTAAGAAGTTAAGCACTATTCATAAGGGAATGCCTGAAGTAGCATGGACTTTACCTAGACCTAATATGGTCTGGGGTGGTTTAGAGAACCAAGAGACAACTACTTATGAGACACCACCAATAAACTTTGAAACACCAAATAAATTTATTAAAGCACCTAATGGATGTGTATCTACACAGTTTATGCGTAACAGAATGTATGAAGTAAAGTTTCCATGGTCTTATGTAAAGATTAAATTAGAAGATAATCAGTTTAGTGACGAAATAGATAGATTTGGCGGATATAAGCATAGTGCTAGTTTTTATGGTGCTGTTAAGCATCATGGACCTTTTAATGATGTAATTATGGAAGAGAAAGAAGCTTGGGGTCATCCAGACAAACCAGTAATGCAAATATCTTTACCAATTATGTTATTTACTGATGATGAAGAAGTTTGGATGGACGTAATACCTAGTGATAGGAATACAGGGCAAAACTTACCTGTATCTACTATCCCAGGGTTTATGCCTATATATGCATGGTCAAGAGGACTTTCATGGGCTTTTGAATGGACTGACCTAGAAAACCGAGAACTAAATTTAAATCACGATACTGTAATGTTTAACCTTTTATTCAGTAAGCCTGTAAAAATTAAATATGTTGAATGGAATGAAACGTTTAGTAAAACTTGGAATCAGATTACACAATCTAGTAAGAACAGACGTGAGACAAATATGCTCTATCCATTAGCTAAAGAGAGAAGAGCTAAGAAAGTTATGCCAAAGAAAAAATGGATATTGTAAAACTATCTCCGTTATTCCCTGAGTCTGTCTTTAATAGATTAAAAGATACTTGTTATAGACAAAAGTATAAATTTCCTTTTACCGAAGAGTTCGGTAGATATGGAGCTATTAACCATGACTGGAAAACTTTAGATGTTTATAATGAAATGCTTGTACCAGTAGCTAGAGAAATCTTTAAATCAGAAACACTACTACCAAGTTATTCTATGTTTGTTCACTATGAAGGTGAGCATGCAAAGTTACAATCTCATAAAGATAACAATGCCTGCACATACACTATTGACCTATGCTTATATCAAAAAGATAATTGGTCTTTATTTGTAGAAGGTAATAAATATGACTTAGAACCTAATGAAGCACTTTGTTTTTATGGAGAAGACCAAGAGCATTGGCGTGAAGATTTTCCTAATCCAGAAACAAACGAAGTAGGTCAAATGTTTTTTCATTTCGTAGAACCTGACCATTGGTTTTTCAATGAATAGTTTTAAAGGAAATAATATAACATTTAAAACGCAGATACCTGCTTTAGTGGAGTTAGAACCACCAGTACCTGCAAGTCAAATGATACCTGAATGGTTTAGAAAACTACCTATGGACTTACCTAGACCAGACCATAAGCCATTTCCTGTTCTTGGTCCAATACTTAAAAAATGGTCTTCACATACTCTTAAAAAATGTCCTGCTGTTGTTGACTACTTTGCAGAAGGATACATAATACCACTATGGTCTGACATCTTTATACAAAGACAAGGTGATGAGTTTCATTTTGATACTAATCATGGAGACAATGGTATAGGTAGTACTATAGAGTTTCACAATGAAGCACAATTTGCAACATACCCGTTTAAGAGGGGTGATTTAAGAAGAGCTGTTAAATTTACAAGTCCTTGGTTTTTCTATACACCACCAGGTTGGTCAATGTTGTTCATACCTCCTTTACTGGAAAGAAATGATGACTTTACCTTACTACCAGGAATTGTTGAAACAGATAGTTTTCATCAAGTTAACTTTCCAAGTATATGGCATAGTGAAGGAGATAGAGTTCTACAAAGAGGTACACCTTTCTTACATGTAATACCATTCAAGAGAAGTAAACATAAAATAAAAGTTGAAGAGTTTTCAAAACAAGATTACGAATCTAATAGCAAAGAATCTTGGAACTTACGTAGTAAGATGACTAATGGGTATAGAGAGATTACAAGGAAGAACAGATGAAAGTTTGGATAGACCAAGACTTATGTACAGGTGATGGACTGTGTGCAGAAATAGCACCAGACGTATTTACTATGAAAAATGATGGTCTAGCATATGTTCAAGAAGTTGTAGGCAACTTTGGTGAGTTAAAAATATTTAGTGCTATTGATGGAAACGACCAAGGTGCAGATGGTTTAGCTCGTGTTCCTGAAGGACAAGAAGATATAGTGATGGAATCAGCTGAAGAATGCCCTGGAGAATGTATTTTTATAGTACCCTAAAAGTATGGTAAATAGATACAACTTAGAATGGGAATTACTTAAGAAAAGTCAAGTAACAGATAGAGCACCCAAATCAACAGAACTTAAAGGTCATATTTATGACTATAGTGACTGTGAATGTGGTTGTAAAAAGTTTGACAAATAAATTTCTTTATCTACAACATTAATTAAATACTCTTTTTCTTTATCAGTAATAAGAGCCCCTATGTCAGAACGTTTTCCCCCCTCACCTTCTATATCTCTTTCATATAAATGACATATAAGTGGATAATCTACGTTAGGTAATTTCATTTCAAAACCTCTATTTTTTAGATTTTTAGTTTGCAAAGGTTCTTCACTCCAAAATATAGATTCTTTATTTAGTCCAGAGTATTTACCCCATTCACTTGTACCAAAAGCAAAGTTTGCACAGAATTTAGTAGGTATAAAAGGTAGCGAACTAGGTGGTGTGATAGCGTGCCAATTAAGTAACCAATCAACTGGTTCTTGTTTTTTATTGTAAATAGGTAGTAAGAAGCCTTTACCTTTAGGTTCTCTAATTCCATTCTTAGATACATAAGCAGGAGCATAACCAGTTAATATAGTCTTTTCTGTTTGAGTTGTTAATAGTCCTATTAAGAGTTCATCCCAATCTTGACAAAACCAAGAATGTGCATCTACTTGTAGTACATAATCTTCCCCATCATACATAGATTCTGCCTTATATCTTGCTCTACCTACACCTAAATGAGCTTTATTGAAGGTTTCGAGCTCTAATCTAAAGGATGAGCGTGAACTAAGTCTATCAGTGTAGTCCAATAGTTCTTGTTTAGCTACGTTAGTTGAGTAATGTAAGTAAACACCAAATACTAATCTTTCTGGATACTTTGCAGACTCTACTGCATTTTCTATAGTGTGAGATAGTTCTGAATCATCTAAAGAAGCTAATTTTATAAATACCGTTGGATGTGATGTCATATACTAGCATTGTAATATGGATGAAAAATTAAATAACTTTGCAGAAGGTACTAAAAGGGAACAAGTTATTGATGAATTAATTGACCATGATGACGTACGTGAAATAGTACTTAAACAATTTAATTATATGCGTATTAATGGAATCAATTTAGTTCAAGACGCAGATGACTTAGTAAATTTATATCTTAAAATAGCTAAAAAGTTCCCTGAATAAACAGCCTTAAATACTTCCATTTTTACTGAACTAATGTAAAATACTAATGGAGGTGATAATGCAAGAATCACAAGACGCAGAAAAAGTGCAATTAAGTACTGAACAGTTAGTACAAATAGCTAATAGCTTACAAGCACAAAATAATCAAATGAACGCCATGGTCAAAGACCTAGGTGCAAAAATTGCAAAAATTGAAGTTGAAAACTCTCAATTAAAAGCAATGGTACAATCACTGGCTCCAAAACCAGCTGATGATGGAAATCAAGAGGAAGAATAACACAGGGAGGCGTTATGTCACTATCAGAATATGCAAAAACAGATTCTGTTAAAACAGGCTACACAGCTTGGAAAGACCTTAACAGCGATAATAAAAAAGCTTGGGAAGAAGCTTTGTCTGGATACAAAAGTGGAATACCAGCATCAGTTGTTTATAGGTGGCTACAAGAGGAAAAGAACTGTCCTCTAACAGACTCAACAGTTCGTAATCAACTTATTAACGATAGCAAGTTATGAGTTTGGACGATTATGCTTCTAATTTTCGCAACATAGAAAATGCGAAAAGACAGAGGCAAGAACATCCTAAAGGTTGGGAACCAGGTCTAAATACTGCTAAAAAAGAAATAATTTCTAAGCCTATGGCTAAAGCAGAAAAACCTGAAGACCATAGATGGGATGCTTATCTAACTGAGTTAGGTTTTAATCCAAATGACTTTGAAATAATAGAGCCATTTGAAATTAGAACATGGACTGCAAATATGGGTGGTGGCGAAACTCAACAGTTCTATTACTACAAAGCAAAGATAATATCTAAAAACCTTGAAAACGAAAAAGACTTTGATTACAAAGCACTACTTAAAGAAATAAAAACCTCCAAACCTAAATCAGCAGCTAAAACATCAGGACCATCTAGTTTTGTTGTTTGCTTATCTGACTGGCAAATGGGAAAAAGAGATGGAGATGGTACAGCAGGTATAGTTGAAAGAGTTGAAACAATGATACCTAGTGTAGAGGAGAGATATAAGACACTTAGAAAACAAGGTGTTGAATTAGGTACTCTCTACATCTATTCACTTGGTGACATGATAGAAAACTGTGATGGCTTCTATGCAATGCAAACTGCTACTGTCGAATACGATTTAAGAAGACAGCTTATGATTACAAGAAGACTATTAGCTAAAGCTATAAAAAGATGGTCAAAAGATTTTGACAATGTAGTTGTTGCATGTGTTCCAGGTAATCATGGTGAAAATAGAAAAAATGGTAAAGCTTACACAACATTTGGAGACAACTTTGATGTTACGTTATTCGATAACCTACAAGAGATGTTTTCAGAGAATAAAGCTTATGACCATGTAAACTTCATAATCCCAGATAATGATTTATGGTTAACATTAAATGTTTCTGGTAAGATTATAGGTCTTGCACATGGTCATCAGTTTAGGACTGGTGGTAAGTATTCACATCAAAAAGCTATAAATTGGTTAAGCAATCAAGCATTTGGTATGACAGACATGGGAGATGTTGATATTTTAATATCTGGTCACTTCCATCATTTGTTTGTTATCAATGAAGGTAAGAGAGTTCTTATGCAATGTTTATCAATGGATGGTGGTTCTGAGTGGTTTGAAAACCTTTCTGGTAAAAAAAGTTTCTCTGGAACCCTTACTTTCAGTGTTTCCGAGACCGAAGAAAGAATACCTTTTCAGAATCTTGAGGTATTATAGATACTATGAAGTTAGATGTAATTCGATTTCAATTCGGTGCAGATGCAACAAATTCCCTACTATTTATTGATGGAGAGTTTGAATGTTATGGACTCGAAGATGAATATAGAGATGTAAAGGTCATGCATGAGACCTGTATTCCCGAAGGTGAATACGAAATCAAGCTAAGAACAGAAGGTGGCTTTCATTCTAAGTATGTAGCAAAATATGGTGCCTTTCATAAAGGTATGCTTTGGTTACAAGATGTTCCTGGATTTACTTATATATTAATCCATACGGGAAATACCGACCAGCACACCAGTGGTTGTTACATTGTAGGTGAAACACAAACAGATTTAGATAAAGGCAAAGATGGATTTGTCGGTAACAGTGGAGTTGCATATAAAAAATTGTACCCTAAAGTTGCTGATGCTATTTTAGCTGGTGAAGAAGTCACTATAAAATATTCCAACGTCAAAGATATGTTGAATATAGACGAATTATTATTACAAGTTTCTGACTTACGAGGACAAGTAAAAATTCTCGAAGCAGAAAAACAAGGCAGAAGAATACTGTAAGGAGTTAAATATGCCAGATTATATAAGAACATCAATGATTAGAGCGTTCAGAACAGGTGCACAAGCATTTGTTGCTGTTCTAGTTGCAAATCAAGCAGGAATGTTTGAAGCAGACGTGCTTTTAGCAGGTCTAGTAGCTGGAGCTGCAGCTTTAGTCAGCGTAGTTCAAAATGCGTTAGAAGACGCACCCTTTCCATTTATGTCAAAGATTCCGAAAGGTTAAGGTTCCCAACAGGGAAGTCGTAGAGATACGACAGGTGCATAGGCTCTGGGGGGTTTATACCCCCTAGGACCATTCTTAAAATCCGCTATCAAGGAAGTTTATTTGAGATATGACAATAACAGTTTCATCTTTTGCAATTACTGTGCAAAATCTATAAATACTGAAAAATCACCAATGGTGTGCGATAATAATATCTGTACACACTTCAACGAAGAAGTTGATAAGAATGGTGATTTAAAAAATGTATGAGTATAATATTCGAGTTGACAGAGTTGTCGATGGGGATACTATTGACTGCTGGATTGATTTGGGTTATAATCTCCAAATTCACAAGCGTATCAGATTCGCTGGAATCAATGCTCCAGAAACTCGTACACGAGATAAAGAAGAAAAAAAACGTGGACTGATAGCTAAAGAATGGCTTATAAATAAAATAGACCCTAAAGCTGCAGGCTCTGCAAAAAACATCATTTTAAAGTCATATGAATATGGGAAGTATGGTCGTGTAATCGGTGAATTATTTATCGTTAGTGGAAGTCGCAAACAATCAATCAACAAAATGATGTTAGCAGAAGGTTTAGTAACCGAATATGATGGAGGTGCTCGCTAACTCTAGCAGGAGCACAAAATTTTAAATAGAATACAAACAGCACTACGCTTATTAGTAGTAGGTTTATTAATATATCCTTTACCTATTGCTATGGCTAACCACGTTCCAACACAAGCACCTTATGGAACAAATGCTAGTAATGATGTTAACGCAGGAACTTTTACTATTGGTATATTAGGTTCAGATGGATTTGAAGATAGTCCACCCGAAAGCTATACAATATTCTT